CTGCACTGTCTCTGTGCCAGTCGCGGTGGTGCGCAGGATTACCGTGATGTCATCATCATCGAAAATCTTGAATGTGTACGCAAAGACGGTGGTGGTGCCATCGCCTGTGTAGCTGTTCCGCGTGGTGGTGCTGCTTACTGTCATGTCTTACTCCTTAGAGCCTTTATACCTTATTTGTGGGCTTGTTGCTACTCTACCTTCGTTGACTCTGGCCTTAGTTCAACCAACTTGTTTAGTGCGTTTTTGATACCGATTGCGTTCTGCCACGGAAGCAATGTGTTCAACGCCCGTTGCTGGCCTTGCGAAAACTGCAAATCTGGGTTTAGCAAGGAGCGTGATACAGCCTGTGCGCTTGATAATCCCTTAGATAACAACTGAACAGTTGGGTTGCCTGTTATTAGATTTGTGTCCAACTGAGTTGAACGGTAGGCAAACACAGGGTCATCAGTGAAAAACGCCCCGCCAGTATCTACAAGGGCAGGAAACAAAGACGCCCAAGAACTACGCTGGAACGATGCCTTCGCCAAAGCATCAACGGAAAGCATCTTTTTCAGATATTCTTCCTTGTCCTCTCTGAATTGTGCGTTCGCTTGGACTTGCGCCATATAACCAAGACTCGCAAATGCAACAGAACCAAGCATTGCTTGCATAGCCTTTACATCTCTTGCCTTGATGTTATGCAAGAATTGTTTAGACCAAGATACAAGCATGAATGTTCTGAACTGGGTTAGAACTTGGCCCATAGTAGATGTCATGTACAGATTCAAGTTACCGACATCGTTTTCCTGAATACCACGGCGAGTCATTCTGGCTACTGCCGCAAAGAATACATGCCGCGCTTCAAAGTCATCCCAGTTTGATGCGTTTATATCTTTTATCTTGTAATTGTTAAACAACAGAGACTTCTGCGTAATTGCCTTTGAGCGGATTTGATTATAAACACGCTCTGCCATTTCCTCGCTCATGCCCAAACCAGCAAGCCGCTTGCGTGACATTTTGCGGGATTTGAAGGCCAAGTCAGTTAAAGTTTGAACCGCTACTCGCGCTGCAATTCTTTGAAGCATCAATGTAATAGGCGCCATACCCGAAAAATCAGCCGTAATACGCTTCACGGGAGCCGCAAAAAACAATGCTTTATCAATCCAATCTCCACGACCTTCACTGAATACACCTATAGTGTCAGCCCTATTCATCGCTTGGTTGATATTTCTATCAGCGCTAATTCCTGTGGCAGCAATAACATCACGGATTACGGGGTCTTCTATCTTTCCATCTCGTGCTTTCCGTAGCATTGAACGTATTTCTGGAACCGCTTGCAAAACACCCCGCACACCACCAATGCCCAAAGCATTTCCCAATTCACCAATCTGCACAAAACCTACTTGGTTCATAAGTCGGGCATAGTTGTAGTCTTGAAGAAGCCTTGCTGACCTTGCGTAAGTACCAGACGGGTCTGCCGCTAGTGGCATACGTCTATTAATGATTGCATTGTAAATTGTCTGAGCCACCAGATTTTCTTGTTCCGCTCTTTTCTTTCCAGCGTTGCCAAACATTGACTCAGCCTCCGCAAGATTGCGGTTTAACATTTGATTGAATGTCGTTTGGTCTTTAATGCCGACTTGGGCAAGAGCTATTCTGCCACCCATACCGCCTACATAAGACGTAAAGACCTGCTCAGCATCGCGTTCCTGCAAATCCTTTAGCCGGAATATTTCTTCTCGGCCTGTCAGCTTATTGAAAGCTGGCCTAGCCTCATCCATATCAAATCGCAAACGGCGCTTTAGACGGGCTGGTGAGCCATCGGGCTTTTTCTCAAACAAAGCCATTAGCCGGTCAGCCTCTTCTGGCGTCATAAACTCTTCTTCCACCAAGATTTGTTGCATTGTTTCTCTTTGGTCTGTGGTGAAAAGTCTTGCAGCACCAGAGTCCATACCAGCTTCACTTTTGCGAATTTTCAGCAGCATATGTTTTGCAATCATATTTGCTGCATCCTCGTTCATTTCTTCCGTGCCATTAATTAATGCACGAGCCAATAAGCTCTGAACGACATCATCGCCATAACGATGTGAGGCCTCGCCAAACTTAAAGGAATCCCAGAGATGTGTGAAATATGTCAAATCTTCAGGCACATTCTCAGAGCCTCTTACACCTGCACTTTTCATTTGCCGCAAAAGGTCACGCTTCAACTCTGCTTGTTTTTGCGCGGCGCGGCGAACTGCTGGGTGAAATGGCAAGTCTGGTTTTTCTATTGCATCAGCTACAAGCTCCATAAACTGACGCCGTGGCAAATTCATATTGCGCTTGAAATATCCTGTGATGCCAGTAAAGCCCTCTGATTTGGCCCATTCTTTGTATGCTGGGTTCACAACATCGTAATAGTCATTAAGAGTGGCCTTAAAGATGTTTGTCTTTATCAAGTCAGCACTAGGCTGAATTACCTGAGTTGGGTCTTTTCTAAAGCCAATAGGGTCTTCTGGAAGAAGTCTGCCCATAAGATTTCCTGTGGGTTGCTTTGACGCAAGCAAAAAACCAGCCATATCTCCAAGAGGCCCACCACGCAACTTTGGGAAAGCTGGGTCTTGTCTCTCACCGCTTAAATCAAGCGCCTCATCCAAATCGCCGCGCAACTCGCTAACCTGTATGGGTCTTTCAAATGGGTTTTCAGCCGCACCTACTGACCGCTCAAAAGTCTCGCCAGAACCCTCTCCCATAATCTGTCTATTAACAGCCGTAACTGCTTCATGCTGCTGTGCAATGTCTGCATCTTTAGCTATCTTGCCCAACGCTGCATCAAACGGGTCAGCAGTGTCTGCCTTGCCAAATGACGATATACCGCCGCCAAGCAAAAGTCCGGCACTGGCTGAATACAGAATGTCATATGGGTCTTTGACTGCGTTCTGACTTACAAGGTAGCTTTCAACAAGCGCATTTGTTGTTGCTGCCGCTGTGCCGCCTCTAAACGCACGCCCTAAACGTGTCAGCTTGTTGCCCCATATCATCGGAGCCGCGACACCCTCTGTGGCAATGCTAAGGCCAATAGCTCCAGGGTCAGACAGCGCCACGCCAAACCGCACACCAACGCCCTTCCAGCCTAGTTGTGCTAATTTCTTATCATTTTCGTATGTTTGGAGGGCTTCTTCACGCAAAGAGTTAAGATGCGCTGGGCTAACAGCATCCTCAACAAATCCGTGGTAATCTTCTGGCAATCCGGCGACTGCTTTCTGATAATCTTCTTTCTCAAGGTAAAAGTCAGGGTCAGGCGCAAACTCTTCACGGTCACGCAACGCCCATGACATCATCCAATCTTCTTGGACAGATGCCTTTATAGCCTCGCCAATAGTAGGCTTGGCAGCTTCAGCCTCCATCTCAGCCTTGCGGCGTTCAAACGCTGTAACCGGAGTAACAGGAGCGAGAAAGTCCTCTTCTTCCATTATGCGCCTCCAGCGCCATCAATTTCAGAAATCATGCGAGATAGCTCTTCTGACTTCTCTCGTATCTCTTCAGGCGTAATCCTAAAGCTACGTTCTGGGCTGAGTAGACGCAAACGCAAGACACGTTTTTCATATGGGCTAAGACCTTCAAATGGACCTGTGCCTTCTATAAACTGCCGCTCAATTTCATTTGTCTTGTTAATGTCGGCGCGGGTAGCTTCTTGAATAAGCATCTTGTCAGCACGTTCAGACGCAGAGAACTGTTCCAACTCTTTCATTGTGAACTCGACTGGCCTGCCGTCATTAAGTATTACTGGGTAGCCACCATCTGCAATTAACGTCCATCTGTCTACGCTGCCTTCGATATTACCAATAGACAATTCCTCTGTATTGTAATTCTCATTAATCTCTGGGTACTGAAGATGCGCCGCCATAACCGCTGCGGTTGCCATTACCTCTATGTCATCCGGCAAGTTCCGTGTTATTGGCACCATAATATTTCGGACACGTTTGTGCGACATACCATAGTCACGGGCAGCTAGTTCAACAGCCTTATCCGGCACAATTCCAAGTGCAATATATTCTTTGGATAAGCGCTCAACATAGCTACGAATTGCTGAACTGTCTTTGACAGTGAATTGT